CGACACCTCCATTTTTTTAATGCTAACGCCTTTCTAGTAGGTTGCCCGTTAGGTTTTTTCATTGGTCCAGGCATACCAGACATTCTTGCACAAAAAGATGCTCTTCTTTTAGCTGCTTTACTACCAGGTTTTACTTTTCCTGTAACTGGTGCTTTTAAATTACTACCAGTAGCACGATTGTACTTTGCACGACCTTTTGCAGTTAATCCACCTGTTTTAGACTTTTCTCCTCTGCCTACACTTAAATTTACTTGTTTACGTTTTTTTCTCATTTGCCCACCTTTGCCTGTGCCTTTTTATGAGCTTGAGTAAAAGTATCTCCTGCTCTCATTCGCCTTTTCATAAACTCCATATGCTTTGCACTATGATGTTCAGAGTGCTTAGATAATAAAGTTTTTTGACGAGCAGTAAGTTTCACTTCTTTTTCTTTTTTTTCTTAGAACGTAGTTTTTTAAGATCAGCAGCAGTGATCTTATCTCTAGGAGGAGCAACCGCAGCTAATTTACGTTGCTTTGATGAATAAGAACCTTTGGGCATTATGCAGCGTTGGTAATTGCACCAGAAGTTATAAAACTAACGCTAACTGTTTCTAAATCACCTGTTGTTGCAGATAAACTTGTTCCTGTAACAATTCCAGAAAAACTTACTTTTTTACTTCCAGAAGTATCTAAAAATAATTCAAATTGTGCATCGCCAGCATCTTCTGTAGTTAAGACATCAGCTAATAAGTTTGCAGTTTCATTACCACTAGCTGCCGTATAAAGAAAATCAATAGTACCAGATCCAGAAATTAAACTACCTACAAATGATCTTGCAGTAGCTCCATGAGCAGTTACATCTAAAGTGTCTTTTGTTGTATCTAATGTCCAACCAGTAGTAGACACGATAGCTTCAGTAGTTCCAGATCCGTTTTTAAATTTAACAGACCCTTCTTCTCCACGAAAAAATGCCATTATTCTAAGAAAAAAGAGTATTTATAAATAGTTTAACTTGTAGTTGACTTTTTTACAGTACCTTTCTTGTTATTTCTCATATATTGTTCACATCTGTTATCCCAAAGTGCAGGATTACGTTTACCTTTGACTTTTTCGATGATGTCAAGCATCTCATCTGTAATTTCAGTCATTTTTTACTCCTTTTGGTAGTTTTTTTACGTCTATGTTGATATGTTATCTTTTTACTGCTAGTTTTTTCACGTTTAAAACGTGCTTTTTCACTAGCTGTCATTTCTCCAACAGTCTTAGGTGTCTTACTTGATACACGTTTTTTAGGTCTACAGGCTGGATAACCTCGTTTTTCACCTTTAGAACGACCACAAGGTTTTCCTGTTTTAACATCGACCCAGTTTTCTTTAAACCAACGGGTAAGACCGCCACTACTTCTTGCCACGTTTTTTCTCCACTCGGTAAGTACCACCACGCTTCTTATACTCTCGTACAAGCCATGCGTTAGCGTAAGCAGAAGGATAAACAGCAAATTTACGTTTAGCCTCTGCTTTTACCCTAGAGTATAACGCTTTATTTACAGGAACATTCGCCACGTTTCTTGCCTCCCTTCTTTTTCTTCTTCTTTTTCTTCGTTGTAGAATGGTACATAGTAAGAATTAGGTATCTTAATATATTCTAAACGCAGTTTGCCCTAATGTCTCTGGTTTTGCCAAGTTAAATTGTTGTAGACAAAGATAACCAAAAGCATCAAAAGCATGATCTACTCCCAAATTTTTATTAGGAAGACCAGTATTTGGTGCATATGTAAGAGTTCTTAGTGCTTTTATTAATTCTTTACACCTGGGATGTATAAAAGTTCTTTGATCTCCATTTGCATCAAGCAATGCAGTATTGACAGCAGTAATTTTATCTCTAATTTTCCAAGGAGATTTAGGACTCATAACTGTAAAACCAGACCTTCTTAATATCGTATGATCTGTAACTCCAACCCCACTTGTTTTTCTTGCACTACCCGTAGGATCAGGACAAGCAATAATTCTTCTATCCACCCCGTACCTTCTTGTTACCTCTTCAGCAAAATCCCATGTGGTAGCACCACCTGTCAGCATGATCTCATCAAAGACATACAAATTATTGTCATGCTTATATGCACAGATTCCTGCCATAGGGTCCACGTTAAAATCTAAACCCAACAACAATGGCAGCATATGTAGGTCTTCCACTTCTTTATCAATATTGTCATCACTGAAGCTAACAGCGACCAAACCAGTTAAATTCTCAAAACTAGCCTCAAATTCCTGTCTAAATGTCCTTGCATCTAGTTGTGACCTAGCTGCTTCAACTTCCTCTGGTGCAACATTACCCCCTTCAATCGTGGTAAAACTCCACCTTTTCCAATCATCCCACTCCTGTTCTCCACAAAAACACCACATATCATAAAACCAGCTTGCAGTGCCATCAGGAGTACTAATAAACAAGGCCCACCCCTGTTTATCGGCTAAAGCAGGTCTTATAACTTCAGCCCATACATCTCGATCCATAAACGCTGCTTCATCCAATACAACCCCTGCTAGGCTCCTACCCCTCAATGCCATCGCATTTTCTGTACCTTTTAACTCAATAGTCGATCCATTTATCAACTCCAACCTTAAATCTGTCTCATTCTTGCTCTGTACCCATACTTTAGGCACTAATCTTTTCAATTCTTTCCATGCAATATCCTTTGCCATCCGATAAGTAGGAGCACAATAGAAATACACCTCCCCAGGTCGATTGATAGCTCCTCTGAGCAATTCAATACAGGATAAATATGATTTACCAAACCTTCTTCCTGCAACTAACACCCGAAATCTTTTATCACAATTAAATACCTCCCCCTGTGCATACCTTAAACTGATTTCTGGTCCATTTCTCACCGCCATACACTTAAAAATAACAGAATTTTCAATCTATACCCCCTCTTTATAGCCTATTTCAGCATTTTTAGGTTATTATTTCAATAAATACACCTTGCAAGTAAGTCCGTGGCTTCTTCTACTTTCCCAAACGATATTACTCCTCCAGTAGCTCAAGCGAATAAAACTCGTAGACCTAGATTTGTAGCTCGTTCTACAGCAGAAAAAGTTCAAGAACGTGCTCAACGCTTATATTCACGTCAACTTGACGGTAAAACAACTCGCCAACTTGTAATAGAACATTCAAAAATTGAACAAATATCAATAACAACTGCCTGGGAAGATTGGGGTAGAGTAAAACATTGGAATACAGAAGATTGGGATAAAGATAGAGAAAATATGCTCCCACGCTTACAAGCCATGAGAGTACGTCTATTCAACAAAGCTATTTCAAAAGGTCAATTGCAAACAGCAGCACAGATCCTTGACTCCCTAGGTAAAGTAATTGGTGAATCCGTAGAAACTGTAAACATCCAAGCTCCAGAACTTTCAATTAAAGTTGAGTCAAAGTAACGAAGATTTCGGATATATATTTAAGTTCCTCGCCTGGCCCTACAAAAAAAATTTTTTGCAACTGCACCCCCATATGCCCTAATTTTGGCCTGTATGCCTCTGTGATAGCGTTGTAATATAACTTAGGTGTGATAGTACCTTGAGAATTTTGGCTTGCCTGAAGCGATCCTCGATGGACTTTGTAATATTTGTAATAAACATTGATTAGATATCAGAGTTATGGTAATATGCTATTAGCATAAAAAATGGGCATGTACTATTGCCAATTTTTACGCTTGAGTATTTCTTAAAATGCTTATCAGGTAAACAAAATTAAAAAATTGTCTATCAGGTAAACACAAAAGGAAATACAAAAAAAGAAACTAGAAAAAAAAATAATTTCATTTGTTCTCTATTGGGTAACACTTGCGTCAAGTACGCTATCAATTAGACGACAGTTAGTTGGTAAATGAGCTACGGGAACATCTAAGAATTATTTCATACAAACTTTATTCCTTCCTTCCTTATGACAAGAAAAATTCTTGGTATAGTTTTTATCGGAGCTGGTAGCTCATGGGTTACAGAATCCGATACAGTACCACTAGAAGTTATTGCTTCAAGAGCTGCTAAGAATACTAAAAATTCTTGGAAGCATTTGTACAAATTTCAGAAAGAATATTTGTGTCCAGTACATCTATATGATGTTACTAAAAGCGATGGGCTTTGGACTTGTCATCAACATGGAGTTATTCATCCAATTCTAAAGAGTGGCAAGATAGGCAAGAAACCTTGCAAGTTTATCAAAACAATTAAGGTAGTTTTATAACTGCCTTAATTATTCCTTCCTTTTTACCTTCCTAAAAAAAATGATTAAAAAAGAAATTCAATTCTATAAAAAGAATGTTTACGGTAACGAAAACATTTATTTAAAAAATGAAGACGATTTTTGGATTCTAGGGTTGACTAATACATTAACTCTATTACCTCGACATATCCGCAATTTAAAAAATGCGGGTTTCGAATTCGTCCAAGTTTTCGAGGATTAACAAATGCGAACTAAATTATTATTAATTGCATTCTTGTTACTAAGTTGGCAAAGTTACTCAATAATATCTACTCTCTACCAGAGGTTAGATACTCGAACTACTCAATTAGAAAAATTACTTCAGGAGTTCTAAAAGATGATAGAAGTAAAACTCTTTTTATTAGATCACGAAGTTGCTGAAGTTCTTGAAAATATCGAGAACTTACAACACTTACAAACTTTTATTTCTTTAAAACAAGAAATAATAAAAAAATACGAATCAAAAAAAGCTCTTGAATTATGACTTCAACAATCGAACCAAAAAACCAAACAGTATCTATTTGTCATCTAGATACCAGAGAATATAAAACTCTATCTAGATTTCAAATGATTCAACTTATGTATGTTTTGTACTCTGATCGGATGATGATCAGAGGCGGGACTCCAACACAATTTTTTAACATACATTTTTCTAATAAAAGAAAAACAAAAAAGTTTTGGCAAAGACACTTTGCACCATACTTAAAAGATATATTTCCCTCTGATATTCCAGAGAGAATAAAAGATAAGTTGATATTGATGCAATTAGGAATTTAAAATAAATAACCCGCTAAAAATAGCGGGTTTTTTTTTGCCTGGAATTTTTTTAAAAAATTTTCAAAAAAAAAAAAAAAAAAAAAAAAAAAAAAAATTAAAAATTTAAAAAAAAAATAGACTAATAGTAACTAATAATATTTTGAATGAATTTTTGAATGTAAAAATTGAATGAAATTTTTGAATGTTTTTTTTATTGAATGTTTTAAATAATACTTTAAATATAAACTATTATTTGATATCATTTAATAGTAAACATATTTATTTTTTAACTATGAATCACACATTAACAGTAAGTGCAGCTTATGGCCGTGACTTTAAAAGTAAAAAAGAAATTCTTAATTATTGGAATTCAAACAGAGACTTTCAAAATTTAGGAATTTTTGAAACTGGTTATATTAATAAACAAGATGCTAAACGTTTTAAAGTTGGATATTTAAATGTTAGATATAAAAACTTAATGAATATAGCAGTTATTGATGTTAGTAAGGACACTATAAAATGAAACAACTATTAAAAATGTCAAAAGGCAATAAAAAATTAAAACAGACTTTAATTTTTGATTTACCTGCTGGCCGTACTTGTCCCAATTCTGACAAGTGCCGTAGTTATGCCGTCTTAAATAAAGACGGCAAACTTACCGTAAAAGATGGCGAAAATACTATTTTTCGATGTTATGCAGCAAGCCAAGAGGCACAATATAAAAACGTTTATAACGCTAGAAAGTACAATCTTGATTTAATTTTAAAAACTTTAAATAGTGAGGATGGATTTTATAAAACATATGAATTAATTAATGATTCTATTCAAAAGCATAAAACTAGAAATATAAATAAAGTAAGAATTCACAGTAGTGGTGACTTTTTTAATGGTCAATATCTTAGAGCGTGGTTTGCAGTAGCTAGACTTAATCCATTAATGAAGTTTTATTGTTATTCTAAAAGTTTACATTTATTCGGAACTAATGTTTCTATACCTGATAACTTCTTTTTAACTGCTTCAATGGGTGGCTTAAGGGATGACTTAATACATAAGGGACATTTTAAAAGATGGGCAATTGTAGTTAATTCAGAAGACGAAGCAATAAAAAAAGGTATTGAACATATAGGAAAGCCTTACAAAATAGATAAAGATGATTCAAGTTGCTTTAAACCTGATCCATTCGCTTTATTGATACATGGAACACAAAAAAAAGGATATTTCAAAAATTTAAAATAATTATTTAATTTTTAAAAAGTAAAAAATCAAAAATTGAAATAAAAAATCAAAATTTTGAAATTTTACTTTTTTAGAATTATTTGAATGTTTTGAATGAAGTAAGTCTTGAATGTCTTGAATGGGCAAGTCTGAATGATCTTGAATGAATTGTTTAACTCTCGACATGAATGTATGTACATAAACTATATTTATGATATCATACTAATACTAATCTCACATAAACAAAATTATGAATGAATCGAAAATTAATTTAGAAAAAAAAGTTAGAATTTTATTGAATATTCTTTCAGTATTATGTGAGTTAGCAGAAAGGGATGCTACTTTCTTTTTACCACAAAAAGGT